ACTTTGGACTTGTAGCATTTCAGCACCTCTCCGAGTGGCGTTGTGCCGTATATCTCGCCTTCGGTGATGGTGTGCTCGCAAAAGCAGAACGAGCCTGTCAACTCGTTTACCGCTACGGATAATCGCACGGCTGGGAGTGTCGTGATTCTGATAATGTCGCCCTCGTAAATCGGCATGCCGTGAGCGTCTCCGAAGCCTGTGAACTGGCCGATTGTTTCTGGTCTGACGGTCACTTTGTCAAACGGATCTAAAAGGTCGTTGAAGTTGTCGAATATCGCCCACATCTTTCTGTCGGCACTCGGCACGGGTACGCCGTAAATCCATTCATCGTGAAAGGTCTTGCCTCGAAATTTAATTGTTCTGTTCATTTTCTTTGCGTTTTTGTTCAGTTAATTTGCTTGCTGTTCATCTTCCGGGGATTCGTGAACAGTAAAAAACCCTCTGCATTTAAAGTTCTTCCTCGGCTCGAAATCTTTAAAATCGCAAGTGGCGTATAACTCTCTGCGCATCGCCCATCGAGCCATATCTCTTTGCCACTGCGGTATTACTTGGTGAGGGTTGTTGAAATCTCGGTACGGCTGCGCTACAAGTCGCACTTTGCGAAACGCTTTGAAGTGCATAAGCCGCTCATAATCTGCTTGAATATCATTACCCCCCAATCATGGTGTAAAGAAGATAGCTTGCTTCCTTGCCTCGGTAGTGGTCTATTCGCTGCATTGCTCGCTCGCAATAGTCTATCTGCTGCGGTGTGTCGCAACCGAAACGGATAGCGGTTAGCCATCGTACCTTGGCAAGGAGCTGCGCTATTTCTTCTGTTACAAGTCGTGCGTCTAAGGCTTGATTGAAATCTACTCGGTAGCCTCGGCTGATTATCTTCTCTATCTGCTGCAAGCCATAGTCGCTCGCTAATATGTTATTATCCATTAGAACGAGTCTATGGCGTGTCGCTGTGGCTATCTCGTCAACATCTCGGTATGGTCTGACCGCTCCCTCTTTAAGTGGCACGATACACCACTTGCATTTGTTAGGGCAGCCTCTGGTTAGAAAGCCATAGGCGGTGTGCGGCTCGATATTCGGATAGATTGAATAATCGGGTTGGCTGTCGTCTATTGCTTGCGGTAGCTTGGTGCGGTAGTCATAGCCTGTGCCGCCTTTTACCACCTCGCAAGGGTAAATGTCGGCAACGTCTGGCGTGAAAGTGAATATCTTGCTGGCGTAGATTCTATCATACTCGCCAAACATAGGATTCGCCCACTCTACGCTGTCACCTTGCGCCTTGTGATATGCACTGATTTTCATTAGTGCATAGTTGGGAAACTTGCCACCGTCAACGTCAATCAAGCCTATTCTCATTTCTTTGCTTTATAATTGATTAATCACATCTCCACCGTAGGAGTCTTTCGTCAGTGCGATAAACTCCTTGACGGTGAAACTATCGCTCTCTACATCAATGCCGTGGTCTTGACAGAATGAACGTCTGCCCATCTCGCAGCTACCTGTAAGGATATGATGCCAACTGAACAGCTTTGTGGCTGGTATCTTGACGTCATAGTCGGGAAACTCTGCTTTGAATTTCGCCACTCGTTCTTCTATCGACATAGACTCTGACAACTTCTCTTGCAGCGCAGCATAAGCCTTGTGCAGCGTTTCGCCGTGCGCAAAAGTATCATTCTCCTTGACGACAAAACAAGGCGTGAGCGTGAAGTCGCTTTGAAATATGTAGCCTTGCGCTGTGTCGCCGTGGATAGCTGTGATGATAGTTGGCATGTCATCTATGCGATAAATCGTGTGGCTTACGCCTTGAATTTGACACATTTTAATGCCATAGCCAGAGCCAGAGCCAGAGCCATCGCCATAGCCATCGCCATAGCCAGAGCCAGAGCCATCGCCATAGCCATCGCCATAGCCAGAGCCAGAGCCATCGCCATAGCCATAGCCATCGCCATAGCCATCGCCATAGCCATCGCCATAGCCAGAGCCAGAGCCATCGCCATAGCCAGAGCTTACAGCTAAGAATTGTCTAATATCTTCGGCTATCGCTTCCATTCGCTTACCCTTTCGATATTCTCAACTGCTTGCGGTGTGCAAAGCAGAATCTCTATTGCGTCAAGAATAGTGATAGAGTCTATCCTTATTGTGAATTTACACTCACGAGGACTCTTAACGCCCTCGGCGGCAAGTTGTGTCAGTGACGCCGCACCTGCCCAATACCACAATCTGCGGCAGTTGTCTAATACGATTTCTTGACCGTTCTTCTCTCTCAATGTTCCAAAGAATACTCCGCTGCGGTCGCCACGGATGATTACTTTCTGTCCTGTGTAGTCCATTTTATTTTTGCTTGTTTTTAGTTTTATTTGTGTGACCGAAGCCACCAGTGCCTCGGTCGGTGTCGCTTAATGAATCGGTTAACTCAAAGTCGGTAGGCTCAACCTTGCGTATAAGCATCTGCGCTATGCGTGTGCCTTGTTTTAGCGTGAAGCCTAAACCGTTGTTGCGGATTATCACGCCCACTTCGCCTCGGTAGTCCGCATCTATCAAACCGTGTATGACATCCGCATCGTGGCGTCGCTCGTCTGCTCCTTCCATGCCCTTTGCGGAATAGCCGCTACGTGGATCGATGTAGGCGCAATAGCCTTTCGGCAGCTCTACGCTGAACCCCAACGGAACTATCTCTCTGCGGTATGGTCGGATAACTACGTCTGTGGGCACATATACGTCATACGCTGCTGCGCCCTCGGTTGCCTTGCGTGGCACTTGCGCTGTCGCTGTAAGCAACTTGATTTTTATCTTCATTTCAATCTACTATTTGTTCCAACGTCCACTCCAGAGCCTTGATTAGCTCTAAAAGTTTGGTCGGATTGGTTATGTCTATCTGTAATTCGTCAAGTCCGTTGTCAACCCACATGGTCGCTCGTCCTTGCCCGTGAAGTCGGCTCGTATGTAATTCTACCGCCACATCTTCACTAAATTCTACGGTTCTTGTCATGGCTTAATATTTTAAAAGTTCTTTCTCTGTCTGTCGTTGCGCCATCTCGTCAAGCTCCGCTATGCGCACATAGCGAAACTGACAAGTGGGATAAAGGTCTTTCATCATGCCCGTGAAGCGGTCAACAAGATAGTAATACCTATCGCCTTGCATCAAGTACCCTGCGATGTAATACTTGCTGCTGTTCGATGTCAAGCACTCCACTAACAGAGGCTCACCTATTAGGCGGCTCATCTGCTCGCTCGCTTTTATGTCAAGTTTCTTCCACATGGTCGTATCAATTCATACTTTGTTCAAATAGTGCGCTTGCTCTCGCCATTGCTATTGCGCCCTCAAACACATCAATCATGTGCGGCTGCTCGGCAAGGTAGATAGCGAACATCTTGACAACTTTTTCAATTTCTTCCCCAGCGCCTTCGCAATCTCTTGCGACGATTACTTGCGTGATTTGTTGACGTAAAGCGTTATCAGCTAAGTAAAAGAATACGTCGGCAGTGCGTATGCTCTCGCCTGCGGCTTGTATGTTTCTGTCGATTGTTTCTTTATCCATTTTATAATTTGTTTCGGTATAGTTCTGTTTCTTCTTTGTTGATTAGTTGATTAACATAGGCTAATTGCCCTCTAAGCTCATCTACATTGCATTGAATCGCTAAAAAGGTAATACCCTCCCAGTCCTTTATCGCAAGCTCTAAATTGCGCTTTATTTCGTGCAACTCCGCTTCGCTTGCGTCAGGCTTTATGCGTGTGCGGGCAACAAGGTAGCCTCGTATTTCTCGGTCGTTCATATCACAAACATTGATACGATTAAGCCTCCGACGATACCGCCCGCCATCGTGACAAGTAGCTCGTACCAGTTCCAACTGCTTGAATCGCCATACATGGTGTCGGCAAATTCTTTGGTGACGCCTGCCGTGGTGGCTGCTATCACTCCGCATATCCATGTCTGAATGAAGTTGCCGTCAAGCAATAGCATAAACAAGGATGCGAATACGGCTATTATTAAGCCACTGAACGAGTGCGCAAAGGCACATTGTTTGGTAATCTTCATAATATATCTCCTTCTTTGGTTTGGGTTAATATTTGCTTTTGGTATATCTCCGCTGCACTGTGTTCTAAGCGGCAACCTTTGCTCTGATGCCAGTCGTGGGCGAAGCAAACTCCGTCACACATCAACAAGGCTCGTATATCGTATGCCATGTAATCCTCGTATGTGGGGTGCGTTCCTGCGTAAACGTCAAGCGGTGATAGTGTGGCGTAACCTCGCTCCTCTAACGCTTCTTTGATGCGCTGCGCCTCTTTCTGAACCTCGACAAGGCTTCTGCCTGTGATTGGTAGGGATATGTATATTGTCTTTTTCATTTTCTACATGATTTACAAATTCTTTCATAACCGGTCTTTGCTCGTGCATTCTTGCGGTACTCGCTGATGTGTTTCGGCTGTCCGCATCTCTCGCACACTCGCCAATGGTCGGGGTTAACGTCAAAGTCCATATCGTCCGTTTCGTCTGACGTTAACGGCAAATTCATTATCTCTGTCAACATCGCTCGCATTGCCGGAACTCTCGCTTGCGATGTCACCTGCGCTGTATCTAACAAATACGGCACGAGTAATTTTCTGAGTACCTTGAAATGGTCTTGCAAAATTGAGTGTTCACTTTCGATACGGCTGAAAATAGCAATTAGAGCGTCGCATTTGTCCGCAAATAGTTTTAAGGTATCAATTACCGCTAACGCTGTTTGCGTCGCTCCTACGAGCTCTAAATTGCTCGTAGAGGCATTTTCGCCTAATAGCTGCTTGGTGTCAACATAGATTTGCTTCAGTTCTACATCGCAAAGCTGTTCAAACAGCAAGGCAAGCTCGTTTTCGTTCTTGCGAATCTCTCCGTCGATACCGAAGTAGCATCGGGTGTGGTCGTAGTCCTCTTTTAGTTTGCGTATCATGCGGCTGTTAGTCTTAAGCTCGCCGCCTCGTTTTTGATACGCTGCTATGTCAAGCACCGAATCTACGTAGTCCCACGACAACGCCGACAAGATATATATCAAGGTCGCCATGCGTGACACCGCTACGTCGGGCACAAAATCTAATGGGTGTGATTTCTCTGTTGTCATATTAGTTCCCTGAATAATGATTAGTTGTTCCTGCTTTGTCAAAGTCAAAGTATCTTTCTGACTCAAACGTCATTTTTTTATATAAGGC